CTGGTGCTGTCACGCGCTTTCTTACTCAGGCATTCACAACTGTTGTAGGCGTCACGTACAAAGTGACGGGTCAGATTGTTACATCAGGCGCAACATTCAACGCCATTCGCAAATCGGACAACGCCACGGCCAGTTCAAATGCCGTTACGATCTTGTCTTCGGCAGGTACAAGCTCAGGCTATTTCGTTGCTACTGCGACCACTTCCTACGTTGTGCTTCAGGTTAATGACGCGGGCACGGCAACCTTTGACAATATAAGCGTCAAAGCCCTAGCAGGCAACCACGCCTCGCAGTCCACCTCCGCCTCCCGCCCCGTGCTGAGTGCTAGGGTGAACCTGCTGACGTATAGTGAGCAGTTCGATAATGCGGCTTGGACGAAGACCAGTCTTCTTGCCTTTGGGTCTGGATCGGTTGCGAATGCAACAGCGGCACCTGACGGCACAATTACGGCTGATCTTCTGGTTCCCAATACAACGTCAACATTCCATGCCACCTATGTTTTGTCGGCACTCTCAGCCGGGGTTGCCTATACCGCAAGTCTCTACGCTAAAGCTGGTGGCTATGACAAAGTAGTCATTTCGGATTGGAATGAAGCAACAAGCTTGGCAACGTTTGATCTGACAAACGTCACTGCTACTCTGTCTGGTTCTGGTGCAACTGTAACATTGTCAAACGCCATCATTACGTCTGTAGGAAATGGATGGTATCGGTGTTCTGTCCAAATCACAAAAAGCACAACAGGGCAGCTTGCTTACTTCATAAACAGCGCCGCAACATATGCCGGAGACGGCACATCCGGTGTCTACCTCTGGGGCGCAGACCTCCGCGTCACCAACGATGGCGTAGGCATCCCCGCCTACCAGCGCGTTGCAGCAGCCACGGACTACGACACCTCTGGCTTCCCGCTGTACCTCAAGTTTGACGGCACGGATGACAGCCTCGCCACGGCGTCCATCGACTTCAGCGCCACGGATAAGATGAGCGTGTTCGCGGGGGTGCGGAAACTGAGTGATGCGGCGGGTGGTAATATCGTAAGTCTTGGGAACGTCACTTCAGTGAATGGGTCGTTTGAACTCAGAGCCCCAAGAGCAGCAGCACCGAACTATATGTTTGCAAGTCGCGGAACAAGTTTCGCTGATGCAAATATAGCGTCAGGATACTCCGCGCCGATTACTAATGTTGTAACGGGTATTGCTGACATAGCTTCAGACCTTTGCGCTCTGCGAATAAACGGCACAGTTGTAGCGTCTCCGACCACAGATCAAGGAACCGGAAATTATTCGTCGGGTGTTGTCTTTATTGGTCGTTTGGGCGGAACCGCTTTGCCCTACAACGGACGCCTCTACTCGCTCATCGTTCGCGGCGCTCAGTCCACTGACGCACAGATTGCCTCGACTGAAGCGTGGGTCAACAACGTGACGAAGGGGTACTGAGATGGCTGACACGTTTTCTACACTCATCGTAACCTCCGCAGACGCTGATACAGCCCGCGCCATCGCTGCTGCCTTTGGTCCGGGGGGCGTAAATATGTGGACTACACCGCTCTCTGCATCCGGCAACGAACCCGTTACGCACTTCATCAGCAGCGGCTACATCCCGTCCGAGTTCGTCGCCCTCGCTCCTTCCACGACATGGACGCTGGACGAAGACGGCAACTGGGTGGCTTCCGACATCTATCCCGGTGATGCCGCTGCGGTCTACGGCTTCTGCCAGCAGGCTGGGCTGCCCTACACGCTGGCCGAGATCGAGGGCGTCCTTTCTCGGTCTGATGGTTCTGCTCAGGAGCCCTTTACCGCGATGGGTCGCATGGGTTTAAAGATTATTAATCCTTCGGAGATTCTTTAATGGCTAAGAAGCCTAACATTAGTACAGTTAGTACTGGCTATCAGGCAACTGATACCATTAATGATAACTTTAATAATCTTAGGAATGGGTTTGAGAATACTCTTTCCCTCGATGGATCTATTCCGAATGCCATGAATGCTGATCTAGACATGAATGGTAACTCGATTATGAATGCTGATGGATTGTACGTTAATGGTGTAGACATCTTCGCTCTGTTTAATCGGGTAACTATTAGTACAGCTTCTCCCTCCGGTGGTGAAGACGGAGATGTCTGGTTTAAAGTTTCTTCATAGGGTAAAACATTATGGCTGCACTATCAGATTACTCTGAGAAACTTATCCTTGACTGGTTGATGACAACGGAGAGTGCTACTCGCCCGACTGATTGGAATGTAGCATTGTATACTGCTCCTCCGTCTGATTCAGGTGGTGGTACTGAAGTCTCAGGCTTTAACTATTCTCGACAGTCTGTAACATTTGCTGCTGCTAGTTCTCCCGGTGGTACAACAAGCAATACGAACACCGTTTCATTTACAGCTTCTGGAGGTAACTGGGGTTTAATAACTCATATTGGTATCCTTGATTCTTCTGATAATCTTCTGTGGCATGGTGCGCTAACAGCAAGTAAGACTATTAACGATGGTGATACTCTTGAGTTTGCTATCAACGATATAGATTTAGCTATGGCTTAAGAAAGATTTAATATGGCAATTCTTAATGCTAAATTCGAATCTATCCTTGTACCATTTGAAAGGTTAACAGAAGCAGGAGATACCAGAGTAACCGAATCTGGTGATATCCGAATTACAGAAAGCATAAGTGAGAATAATGCTGTTGGTTCTCTTGTTGTTAATGGAAATAGGATACCGTTTAACTCTGAACTGTTCGTTAAGTATCTAACTAATTGGAAGATTGGATCTCCCTCTGTTAATAAAGAAGGTGTCTGGGTTACACCGATTAGTATTTACAGATATATGAATGATGCTTGGAAGAGGATTTACTAACTTATGGCTAACATAAAAATCTCAGATCTAACTTCCGCTGCATCGGTATCCGGTACACAGCAGTTTGAAGTTAATGAGAGTGGGACCAGTAAGAAGGTTACTGGTGCCCAGATTGCAACTTATGTTGAAGGTGAAGTTTCTTCTTCCCCTACCTTTACTGGTCAGGTTTCTAATGCTGCTGGTTCTGCCGCTGCACCCTCTATTACAGTTACAGGTGATTCGAATACAGGTATCTATTTTCCGGCTGCTGATACAGTAGGAATTAGCACTGGTGGTACTTTAAGAGTATCCGTTGACTCATCTGGTAGTCTTGTTACGACAGGTGCTATTGAACTTGGTCATGCTTCGGATACAACACTAAGCCGTGTATCTACTGGTGTCATCGCTGTAGAAGGACTAACTGTTCCTCTTAATAGTGTTACTAATACTCATACAGCACAGCAGATTGAACTTGGTCATGCTTCTGATACAACAATTTCTAGGGTCTCTTCTGGTGTTATTGCTGTAGAAGGGCAGACACTTGCTACTCAAACCTATGTTACAAACAGTCTGAGTTCTACTATACCATCTGGCACCCGCATGCTGTTCCAGCAGACTTCGGCGCCTACTGGTTGGACGAAGGATATCACCATCAATAATAGGGCTCTGCGCGTTGTAAGCGGCTCTGTCGGTTCTGGTGGGTCCATTGATTTCGACGTTGCATTTGCTAATAGAAGTTTCTCTGGTTCAACAAGCTCTGAAACGGTTACTGGAACGGTTGGTTCTACAGTTCTTGATATTACTCAAATTCCAGATCATACTCATAATTATTCAAGAGCGACAGCTGGAACTACGGCCACCGCTAGTGGCACTGGTACTACCTTTCTTCGAACACTCACTAGCACCAGTACTGCTAGCGGTTCTCAAGGTGGTGGTCTTGGTCATACACATACCTTTAGTGGTGGTTCTCACGCTCATACATTCTCTGGAGCCATCGACATGGCTGTTAAGTACATCGACCTCATCATTGCGTCGAAGGACTGACCATGCAGCTTAAACCTAGCACGTTCTGTCCGCTGATCAAGGGTGAGTGCAAGGGGCTCCAGTGCAACTGGTTCACCCAAGTGCGCGGCACGAACCCGAACACCGGGAAAGAAGTCGATGAGTGGGGCTGCGCGATTACTTGGTTGCCCGTTTTGCTCATTGAAAACTCCCAGCAACAGCGTCAGACGGGTGCTGCTGTCGAAAGTTTTAGAAATGAAATGGTAAAGACAAATGATGTTAGCCGTCAGATTCTTCTTGCAACGATTGGTACTAATCCCGACATTAAGATGATTGGGTAATAAAGCATGGAACAGTGGCAGATTGAGGTAGCGGAGAGGTTGGCTAGAATTGAAGCCAATCAAGAATACATGAAAGATGGTATTAAAAGTCTGCCTCAGTCTGAGCAGTGTGCTAAAGATATTGCTGAATTAAAAGAAGAAGTAGAAGAACTCCAGTTGTTCCAGACAGCTATAAAAGAAAAGATTGCGTATATCGGTGGTGTCATTGTTATTATTGGTATGGCTATCCCGTATGCTTTTCAGTGGATTTCTTCTCATATACACTGGAGAACACCGTAAGAATGGTTATTAACTCTTCGTCTGAAGCAAAGCTTAAAAGAGTCCACCCGGATCTTATTAAGGTAGTTCGTCGTACTGCCCGTCTTATCAAGGACAAGTCCTTTGGATTCATTATTACCTGTGGTCCTAGGACTCTAGAAGAACAGAAGAAGTTGCTTAAGGCGGGTGCTACAACAACCCTGAACTCTAGGCATATTCCCGGTAAGGATGGTTATAGTAAGGCTGTAGACTTTGCTGTTACACTAAACGGTAAGATTAAATGGGACTGGCCCTTGTATGCAAAGCTTGCTGTTATTGTTAAGGAAGCTGCCAAGCTAGAAAATATTCCTATTACTTGGGGTGGAGACTGGAAATCTTTTAAAGACGGTCCTCACTTCGAGCTACCAAGAAACAAGTATCCGTAGGAGATAAGTATGCCTAAAGGTTCTGTACCACGTAATATACATATGAATACATTCGTAAAGAGGCGTCGAATGGATGAACTCTACGCTTCAAAAACATCTACTGCAAAAGAAAAAAGGGAATCTTTTGATAAGTGGTATGATGCTACGGAATATGGTAGTATGTGGAGAGGGCCTGATAAGAGCAAGGAGTGGACTACTCGCAGTAAGCGTACTCCTGCTGCAAAAACATTAAGGCTTGAAAGACTAGGTTTATCTGGTACAGCAAGATTAGCTAGAAAAAGTCTTGCTAAGAAAACGAAAGCTAGTAGAGTAGGTCTTAAACCTATTAAAAGAACTCCTGTAGTAAAATCTAAGTCTCGTGGAAAATAAGGAGAATACAATATGTTTACTTCGATGGATAAGGCTCTCGTTGCTCTGATTATGTCGGGCATCTTCCTGCTGAACTTCTTCTTCGGTATCAATCTGGGTACGATTAGTCAGGAGACAGTCGCTACAGTTGTCGGTCTTCTGACTCCCATCCTTGTTTGGGCTATCCCTAATAAGACTGCTTAATGTCTTGGCAGGAGATAGTTGCAATAAGTCTTGTCCTCATCGGTATGTTTGCCGGGGGTTATCTTGCTGCACAGCGTCCTGCCTTTTGGATTGAATTTGGAACTAGAATATTAATTGCTTTTATCCCATTTGCTATGAAGTACATAAGTAAACGAATGACCCCTGAAGAAGAGAAGGCTTACCAAAAGTGTGTTCGTCAGGGTGGTGAGTGGGATCATTTCAGAAAGAGATGTAAATAGTATGGCTGCATTCCAGACCAAAGGACTGTTCTACGAGACTACACTCCCAGATGAAAGACCAATCTTCGGGACATCTTGGACATTGAAAGAAGACGATCATCGTGCTGATGGTACTCTGTATAAAAGCATGAAGAAGGTTTATATCCATATGGAGGATGTAACCGAATACGACTTTGCTATGACTACCCTCGGTTCGTTTAAGCACTGGGAGAGAGTCCTAGAGTCTCCCATTATCAGAAAGCACGTAGACCAGTGGCGGAAGGAGCTTAACCTTAAGCTGAAGGCTAGGGCTATGCGCTCTATTATTAAGGCTGCTACTGAGGATGAGAAGCTTTCCTTCCAAGCTATGAAGTACCTCGCTGATAACGAGTACCTAGATAAAGGAGGTAAGCGTGGTAGACCCAGTAAGGAAGAAATCAACGCTGAACTCCGTAAGGAAGTCGAGACGAGTAAGACTTTCAAGGATGACGCTGAAAGAATTGGCTTGAAGCTACAGTAGCATGGCTAACCTTGATGACATCAGAGAGGCTGCTGAACAGGATCTAATTACTTTTATTAGACTTGTTGCTCCCCAGCGTGTGCTTGGCTCCGTTCATGAAGAACTCTGCCGTTGGTGGAACCGTGAGGATGCTAAGACACACCAGCTTACTCTTCTTCCTAGAGATCATGGTAAGTCTGCCCTAGTAGCCTACCGTGTGGCTTGGGAATTAACCCGAGATCCTACACTGAGAGTGCTGTATATCTCTGCTACATCTAATCTAGCCCAGAAGCAGCTATCTTTTATTAAGTCTATCTTTACTTCGGACATTCACAGGCGATACTGGCCTGATTATGTCCACTATGACGAGGGTAAAAGAGAGAAGTGGACTATGACTGAGATCAGTCTTGACCATCCTAAGAGAAAAGCTGAGTCAGTCCGTGATCCCAGCATCTTTACAGGAGGTCTAACGACTTCGCTTACTGGTTTGCACTGCGATATTGCTGTCCTTGATGACGTTGTAGTCTACGAAAATGCGTATACCCAAGAAGGTAGAGACAAAGTTAAGTCACAGTATTCTCTTTTGTCTTCTATTGAGGGCGCTAATGCTAGAGAATGGGTGGTGGGTACCCGGTACCACCCCAAGGATCTATACTCAGAACTCCTCAGTATGGAGGAGGACATCTACAATAGTTCCGCAGAAATCATAGGGGCAGAACCTATCTATGAAACCTTCGAAAGGGCTGTCGAGAATGCTGGCGATGGTACTGGTGAGTTCCTCTGGCCCCGTCAGATAAGGCACGATGGCAAGGCGTTTGGTTTTGATATCCAGATCCTAGCCAAGAAAAGGGCGCAGTACTTAGATAAGACCCAGTTCAGATCCCAATATTATAACGACCCTAATGATCCTGATAACCGACCGATTGACTATGATAAATTCCAGTACTTCCAAAAAGAACACTTGACAAACACACATGGTTCATGGTATTATAGGGATCGTAAGTTAAATGTTTTTGCGGCAGTAGACTTTGCGTATAGCCTAAGACGAAGGGCAGACTATACCGCGATTGTTGTTATTGGCGTAGACTTTGAAAATAATGTTTATGTTCTGGATATCGACCGATTCAGGACAGATAAGATTTCTGAATACTTTAGTCATATTCTTGAACTCCTTAATCGATGGGACTTTAAGAAGCTTCGGGCGGAAGTAACAGCGGCTCAGGCTGCGATTGTTCAAGAGTTAAAGGATAGTTATATTCGTCCTCATGGGCTTATGCTTAAGATCGAAGAGCATAAACCTACGAGGCACTCTGGTTCCAAGGAAGAGCGAATGGCTGCTGTCCTTGAACCAAGGTACGATAACCTGAGTATATACCATTATAAGGGTGGTAACTGTCAGCTTCTGGAAGAGGAGTTGATTAGTAACAATCCACCTCACGATGACATTAAAGATGCTCTTGCTTCCTGTATTGAGATTGCTGTTAGGCCGTCTTCTAATATGCACAAGAGATCATCGAATAATAACATAATTTATTCTGAAAGATTTGGCGGGGTTTCTCACTAATGGTTGGTACAACTCTAGACATGAAGCTGATTATCAGCCCCGATAGTATTGCTACGGAGATCTCTGATAAGTGGCGTCTCTGGAATCAGCAGCGTAGTGGCAAGCTTGAGGAGTGGAAGGAACTCAGGAACTATCTCTTCGCTACGGATACAAGATCGACTAGCAATAGTTCTCTCCCTTGGAAGAATAGTACGACAGTTCCTAAGCTGACACAGATTAGAGATAACCTCCACGCTAACTATATGGCTACTTTGTTCCCACAGAATAAGTGGATGAAGTGGATGGCTTCGGATAAGACGAGTAACGCTAAGATCAAGCGTGAGACTATCCAAGCCTATATGGAGAATAAGGTACAGCAGTCTGACTTTGAAGTAGTTATGTCCAAGCTGGTCCTTGATTACATCGACTACGGTAATTGTTTTGCTACGGTAGACTGGGAAGCTAACTATACAGAGCTTGAGAACAATGAGATTATTCCGGGGTACATTGGTCCGAGAGTAATCAGAATCTCGCCGTATGATCTAGTCTTTAACCCTGTTGCCTCTGATTTCAAGGCTACACCAAAGATCATTCGCTCTCTTCTTTCTATGGGTGAAGCCAGAAAGATGATTGAGGAAGACCCCAATAAAGACTATATGAAGAAGATCTTCGATAGAATGATTGGCACAAGGAATGCCATTCAGGGTTACTCCGATTCGGATCTCCATAAGAACGATGGCTTTGTTGTAGATGGTTTTGGTTCTATCCGAGAGTATTACAACTCCGACTATGTTGAGATCTTGACATTCTACGGGGATATCTACGATAAGCTTACGGATACTCTCCTTAAGAATAGAATCATTAAGGTTGTCGATAGATCCTACGTTCTCTCTGATAAGCCTAATCCTTCTTGGCTGGGTAGGTCTCCTATCTTCCACGTTGGCTGGAGAGAGCGTCCTGATAACTTGTATGCTATGGGACCGCTAGACAACCTTGTCGGTCTACAGTACAGAATGGACCACCTTGAGAACCTCCGTGCTGATGTCTTCGACCAGATTGCTTTCCCTGTCCTAAAGATTAAGGGTGACGTTGAAGACTTCGACTTTCAGCCGGGAACAAGAATCTATCTCGGAGATGAAGGGGATGTCGGTTACCTTGCTCCTGATCCAACTGCATTGAATGCTGATAACCAGATTGCTGTCATTGAAAACAAGATGGAGCAACTTGCTGGTGCGCCAAGAGAAGCTATGGGTATCAGAACTCCGGGTGAAAAGACAGCATTCGAGATTAGTTCTCTCCAGAATGCAGCCTCGCGGATCTTCCAGAATAAGACTCAGCACTTTGAGCGTATCTTCGTAGAGCCTATCCTGAATGCAATGCTTGAGGCCAGCAGAAGAAACATGGATGCCTCTGACGTTATCCGTGTTATGGATGATGAACTTTCTGTCTCGATCTTCCAGACAATTACGAAGGAAGATATCACAGCAAACGGTAAGATCATTCCGATGGGTGCTAGGCACTTTGCTGAGAGAGCGCAGAGAGTACAGAACCTTTCCCAGCTTTGGCAGCTTAAGGCTTCTGACCCGTCTGTTGCTGCCCACCTTAGCGGCAAGGAGTTCGCTAGGATCATGGCTGAGGAGCTTGGTGAGAAGAGTCTCTTTGCTTCTAACATCTCTATCTATGAGAATTATGAAACTCAGAAGGTTGCACAGGAAGTCCAGCTTATCGCTGACGAAGAGAATGCAATCGCTATGGATGAAGGAATTTAATGAAGACTATCTGGTTTATGGACCTTCCTAAAGACGAACAGGAAGGTTTTAAGAAGGAAGTCAAGTCTGCTAAGAATGTCCTAGATAAGCTTGAGCAGATTGTCAACAGCAAGATTAAAGAGATTGTAATCGCTAATGATTACGATAGTCCTAGTTGGGCTTACAAGCAAGCAGACCGCAATGGTTACAACAGGGCTTTAACAGAAATTATTAATATCTTACACCTAGACCAAGAGGTAAAATAATAATGAGCGACATTTTTAGTTCCGCGACCACGGATAGTACGACAACTGATACGCAGCAGACCCAGACAAAAGAGTCTTTTGTAGATCATTTGGTAGGAGATGGCAAGAAGTTTAGGGATATCGAAGCCCTTGCTAAGGGGAAGCTTGAAGCCGATAGGCACATTGGTGAAATCACTAAGACGCTTGACGAACTTCGGGCAGAACTTGCAAAGCAGGACTATGCTAAGAGTCTCCTTGAACAGATGAGCAAGGGTTCTGAGACTGGTGCAGAACAGCCTACTCCGGTAACAACCAGTTCCTCTAATACTGAGAACACCACTCAGAGCGCGAGTGACTTTGAAGCCCTTGTAGAAAAAGTGATTACTGCGAAGGAAAAGAGTAAGACTGCTTCTCAGAATATCTCCGTAGTTGGAGAAGAGATGCAGAGGCAGTATGGTGATAAGACTGCGGATGTCCTAAAGGCTAAGAGTCTGGAGCTTAATATGTCTCTCGACAGGCTTAAGGAAATTGCAGCCGAATCCCCTACAGCATTCTTTCAGTTGATTGGAGTTAAGAAGATGGGTGAGAAGACTAGTACTTCCACTGGTGTTACTACCCAGTCAACAATTCGTAGTGAGAACTTCAACTCTTATTCTCAGGACCGTGACTTTTCTTACTATCAGAAGATGCGTAAGGAGAATCGGAGTTTGTACTATTCCCCTAAGATCCAGAACAGTATGCTTCAGGATCGTGAAAGACTAGGGGATCGTTTCTACAACTCTTAACATAATATAAAGGAGAATCAGATATGTCGGGTATGACAACTGGTAATGTTTCTCTCCTTACTCGCGCTGAAGTTTGGTCGCGTGAGCTTAAGGAGATTCTGCGTGATGAGCTTATGGCTCAGACATACGTTCGCTGGCTTCAGGAGTTCCCTGACGGCGATACGTTTAAGATCCCGTCGATTGGTCAGGCGTATGTCGATGACTACGTTGAAGACGAAGCGGTTAAGTACCGTCCTCTCGACACTGGTCAGTTCACCTTCCAGATCACTGAGTACCTCTCTTCGGGTACATACGTGACGAAGAAGGCTGAGCAGGATATGTTCTACATGAACGAACTTGTCTCGCGCTTTGTGCCTGAGCAGGAGCGGGCTATCATGGAGCATGTTGAGGAGGCTATCCTTGGTCTTCAGTCTCAGCAGACGGCTGCTAATACTAATACGATTAACGGTGGTAAGCATCGTTATGTCGCTACTGGTTCTAGCAGCGTCATTAAGGTGGATGACTTCGCCCGTGCTAACCTCTCGCTGAACCTTGCGAATGTCTCGGCTAATAACCGTGTCGCTATTGTGGACCCCTCTGTGGCTTACACCATTGAGACGAGTACACAGCTTTCTACCCTCACCAACAACCCGATGTTCGAGGGTATTGTCTCTTCGGGTATTGCAACTGGTATGCGCTTCGTCCGTAACGTCTACGGCTTCGATGTCTATACTTCGCAGCGTCTGGCTACAATCTCTTCGGAAACGCTTGAGACTGTGAACTGCGCTGGCTTCAAGGCTAACCTGTTCTTCTCTGCTGATGCTTCGGTTGTTCCGTTCATTGGTGCTTGGAGACAGATGCCTGAGGTCGATACTGAGTACAATAAGGACCTCCAGCGTACAGAGTTTGTGACTACCGCTCGTTATGGTGTCAAGCTCTATCGTCCGGAGAACCTTGTTACCGTTCTTTCGAACGCCTCGGTTTAATAGGAGGATATTAATATGAGTGTTGATTGGACAAACTCTGACGGGCTTGAAGTCCGTTTCACTGGCCCTGAGGCTGAACAGAGCGGTGCTGGCCTCTCTACTATGGGTGCTACAAAGGAACTGATTGTTGATTTTAACTTTGCTACAGCGATTACCGCTGCGGCTTGGTCGCATGAAGCTTTCGTTCCGGCTGGCTCGTACATCAAGAAGGCTACGCTGATCGTTACTACAGCTATGGCTGGTACTTCTGGTACCCTGACCATTGGTCTGGCCCAGAAGGATGGTACAGTTATTGATGCCGATGGCATTGATGCTACTATCGCACAGGCTGATCTTGATACAAACGAAGTCGTTCTTTGTAACGGTGCTTTGGCTGGTGGTACGCTTTCTATCGGTTCTGCTAATGGCTACGTCTACACGACCCTTGGTGGTACGGTGACTGCTGGCCGTGGTAGACTGGTGGTCGAATACATCGAAGTGTAACACTACTCTTGGGGGATCAGAGATGGTCCCCCTTGACATCTTTGAAAGAATCGATATAATATCT